GCCGTATACAAATGCAGTTGCCATTCTGTTTTTCAGATATGCCTCTGTATCTGTGTATGCGACAAGTTGTGTGCTTTCTTGACCGTTATAGCGAGGTTCAAGCCATCCCTCCTCTGTGGGATTTGGGTAGTAGTATGGTATATTATCCTCGCTACCCAATGCAGTCATTCTGTTTACAACGTCTTGCGTCTTATTGTTTCTATGGATTGAGAGAAGAGCGTCCTCATAATCCTCTCCATATACAATAGGGTCTGATGTAGAGCCAATCTCATTCTGATAACTGCGGATGTAGATGACTTTTTGGTCAAAGTAATACGAGAGACCAAAGTCGCTATCTATGAAACCAAGGGCTTCTTTCAGAGTGTTGTTGTCGAATGTTATAACGGTTTCTGGGAGTTCATAGGTCTTTACTTGAGAACTATTCCACGCTCCGGCGTTGTGAACTTGAGTGAATTGATAGTAGCCCCAATCATCGCTCGAAGATGCTCTATATCGAACAACGTCATCAATGTTGTAGTTCTTTGTCGTGGAGAACTCATCGTACACAAGCAAGTCTATGTGGTAGCCGTCGTATGTTTGATTTGAACTGTTGAACGTAGACACCTCCGATGCCACAAGAGAGGCATTGATACGTTTTGCCAGTTCGATGATGTTTCCGTAGAATGAGAACTGTGTGCTTTCAGCAAGAGCGTTCTCAAACACAGTTATTTGCTCTACATCGTCATAATTCCACTCTCCAGTATGCGTAGTAGTAAACTCGTAATAGAGACCATTGTACCTTACGACATCGCCACTATGATATGTCATCGTGGTTAAGAACGTGGAGTACATTTTCGGAACGGTGTCGAACATAAGGACGTGTTCAAACACATCTCGCTCCGAAAGAAACACAAGCGAATGTTTGTATCGAGCATCCGTGTTCTCGAAGACTGAAGTCGGAGTGCTTTTTAGATAGTATCGCTCTCCGTTGAATATAGTGAAGACATTGCTGTATCTCTGTACCTTTTTACCGTTACTATCGTCGATATTCCACTTTTTATCATAGCAATCGTAATCATAGAAATTGGCTGTGATTTGTGGAGTATCACCCATCCTTTTAGCGGAGTATGTGAACTCGTGGATGTCTATTTGCTCACCAGCCGTATTTAGGAACGGAACGTATGGATTTGTACGCTTTCTTGTAGTGCCAGTTGGGAAGATGTAGAACGTGCCATCCGACTCGTCGAAATACACGGTGTTGGACGGCATATAGGAAGAGTGTACATTGTGGTTCGAGTCGAAATAGCATCGTCTATATCCAGTTGTGCCACTGTCATAGGAGACAAACGTAACGGTAGTATCTCCGCTGGCATTTGCCGGAACTCCGTATGTGTTGTGCATCGTATTCCAGTCCAATGGCACTGTGTCAAGTATCACCTTGACGTGGTTAAAGTCGCTGTCCGTGCTTCTTGCATCACGGTACAGAAGCAACATTCTCTCCATAATTATTTATCGTTGTTATTGTTGTTGTCATCGTCGTTGTTAGAGAACTCTTGGTCAAGTTCTTTTTTGCGTTTGGTCTGCTCAAGTTCCGTGTCGAACTTACGCTCTGCCTCCCTCTGTATTCTCTTGAGCTCGTCCGGCTTGCTTTCCGTGTGGCACTCGACACCAGTCTCTTGAGAGAGGATGCCCGCGGTAACGGAAGACGAAAGCATATTGTTGTATTCAATATCGCTCTTGGGTCTCCAAATCTTAATGTAGGCGTTGATGCGGATTTTGGCGAACTCTGTGCTGGCTTTCTCGTTTTTCTTCTTTGCCACATACTCGTTAGCAAGACCCTCTTTGAAGAGGCGAACCATTTTGTCAATGACATTCTGCCACTCGATTGCACCGCTCTGTGCGGTCTCAATGTCGAGACCTTGTGTCATCTCTACGGCGATACCGCTGATGTCGCCACTGACCTTGATGTCCTTGGGGAGGATGAAAGTGCATCCGGCACATTTCTGGATTGTCTCTTCCATCAACTCCAGCGTCTTGATTGTGTTGTCCGGCGTAGGAGGAGTGAGGAATTTAGCGTCGCCATTGCTGTCGAGGCTGTCATCATTCAGAATGACACTGCCGGCGATTTTCTTTGCGTTCTGCTTGAACTTACCCTTGATGTACAGCAGACCCCATCCGAGACGCTTCTGGATTGCGTTGAAGATGTTGTAAAGGATTTCGTAACTGGTGATGATGCTCTGTGCATCCTCCCAGGCCACATCTCCACGGTGAGACACGAGGGGTATCTCCGAGAAGCCGTGCTTGACCGGCTTGTGCCAACGCCATCCGTCAACAACGATGTCCTCTTCCGTGAGCGTTCCGAGGTCGTTTGAGTAGCGGTAGCGGTACGTCTCGTCGTAAGAGTCGATGTACTCAACTCCGTTGTCGGAGTAGTAAATCGTCTCAAGAAGCACCTCTCCGTTGTGGTCGCGGTGGGTGCAGATGACGTAGCCATCCATAAACGATATAAGACGGCACTTAACCTCGTCGTTGTGGTTGTAGTAGAAGAGAAGACCACCGTCACCGACAGACATCTGTGTCAAGATGAACTTGTTTCTCCAGCCGTCCATATTACGCAAATCCCATTCTTGCTTGATGGTGATAAAGTTGTTTGCCACTTGCTCTGTCGGGGCCTTGTCAATGAGCGTGAACTGTGTCTCGTTTCCAGACATGTGGAGATACTTTTTGTTGCGTATCTTCTTCTGGAATGACACGGCCATCTTCTCGTAGTCAATCTCAACAAAGCCGTCTTTTTTGGTCTTGACGCAAATCGACGGTATGCTGTCATCGAACAACACGGAGTGGCAGTTTGGGTCGAGTTCCTGCAAGAACTGTTCCTGCGGCACTATGAGGCGTTTGTACCGAGGCAAACGTGCTTGAACCTCGTTATTGAGGTAGATAGGAGCGTCATCCATTCCGTCCGGCTCAAACTCTGCCCCTCTGGTGAAAGGCTTTTTCTGCAAGAGTTTTTCTGGATGGTCAAGCAAATCTTTTATCTCTTTTGCGTGTGTCATATCTGTTATTTTTTACTTTTTGCTTCTACAAGGTTATATTTTTGTTTGAGTTCTTCAACGGTGGGGATGTGTATCTCTCTTCCACATTGACAGATTGCGTTGAATTTCGGCTCTACGATGACAATCTGCTCTTGGGTCATCTCTTGAACGCCGAACTTGTCAGCGAGTTTGATACGGAGGTCTGCGACGGTCTTCTGTGCCATCAACTTGTCGCGGTCTTCGGCGAAATTGTCATCCTTGATTTCTTGCGTAAGGTCGGTGATGAGTTTTTCCATAGCCTTGCGGTTCTCATCAAAGGTGATGCTTGCTCCGCTTCCGCTGTCGCTACTGTCATCCTCGATGGTCTTTACTTTTTCCTTGACATTGTACTTCCAGTAGCTCCTTAACGCAACAATGTGCGACATATTGTTGTAGTTCTCATATCCCTCATCCATAAAGAGGGCTTTGTATGCCAGTTCCTCTGGCATATTCTTCGACAACAGCATAAATGCGATGTCGCGAACCTTTATCTGAAATCCCTTTTCCTTGAGGTCGGAGATTATCTCTTTTATCTTTTTTTTTGTAATATTATTTTATCAACCATAATGTATCGTCAAAAATATCAACGGTGTCATCATCTGCCACATCATCATTGATGTATGATGCTGCGGTCTTCACCAGCTCCTCACCGTAGTTGTAGCCGAGAACCGGCAGCATCCTCATCGCACAAGGGTCGAGCAAGTCCATAGAGCGACCTTTGCCGAGCATCTGATTCATCTCCTTTTTGGAGAACAGACATTTCTTTCCGCTCGCCATATCCTTGAATCGGACAACGGAACACTCCTCAAGAAACTCTTGCTGGATTGTGATGTTATCCTTGAGACGCTGGTGTTCGTATATCCTTGTTGCCAGACCCTCGTCCATTGAAATCATGTGCCGTTTGATAGCCTCCACGAGCCTCAAGTAGCACTCATCCTTGAGTTTCATCGCCATTCTGCCGAACATACCCATAGGAGAGCGGTAGGACACATATTGAACTGCGTCTGGTATGTAGTCGTTTATATATACACCGCGCACAGCATCATATATAATATGGTTGTCTGCCACGTTGTGAGTTCTGGCGAACATTTGCAGTTGTTCTGCGTTCATCCTTGGTGTTGTCTGTCCGAGGATGAGCATATCCTTGATATGGAATCCATCCCACGCTATAGCGAGGAAGTTATCCGTGCCGGTGTCAGCGAGGTCACAAGTAATCCATCTGTCGCCGTTCTTCTGCTCGTCGTTAAGGAACACATAGTTTGCGTCCATCGACGGAATAGGTGCCGCGTTGTCTTCCTCTGGCGATACATTCCAGTTACCCTCAAGCAACTGTTCAGAGTTTCGACCGCCCATAACAGCCACAGAGCCAACATAACCATCATTGGCTTGCATCATTGATTTGTTCTCCGACATCTTACCGAGGTAAAATGTGAAAGACTTAATCATCTGCCTCCAAGCGTTAGGGTCTTTTAGTCTCCAGT